TGTCCTTGCGGCCAAATACATCGCCGTGTGCGCCGGCATCCCGCCGTCGTCGGTCAACCAGCTCGATCTGGCTGACCTCAACGCGCTGAGCTGGGCCGTTGCGAGTTTTTTCATGAGTGCGGCGTCGGAGCCATCACCGACCTGATCGCAGTCGCCTATGACCTGGCCTGGTTCTGGAAGGTTGACCCCGAACAGATGATGGCCAGGCCACTGGATGTGCTCCGCGAATCGCTGGAGCACGCGCAACGGATCAATGCGATGCAGCAGGTGCAGTGATGGCAGACGAAGAAAAGAAAGTGCAAACACCGGTGCTGATCACGGGCATCGATGAACTGTCGCCCAAACTCGGCGCCCTGCGAGTAAAGGTCGAGAGCTTCAAGAAAAATCTCGAACAGACCGGACTTGGCAAGCTCGATATCAGTGGTCTGTTCAAGGGCGGCAGCGTGATCACGCCGTTCGTGGACGGGATCAAGTCGGCGGCGGCGTTTCAGGGCAAATTGACTGAAGTCAGCGAGACGGCGAAAACCGTGGATCTGCCTGCCGCACCGAAAGTCGCTGCGCAGAACATGAACGTGTTCAGTGCGTCGATGGAGAAGGTCTCCAATGCGGTGAATGCCGCATTGGTGCCGGCGGTCGGTGCTGTGGTCGTTGGGCTTGAGCCGATGCTGACCGGTTTCGGTAGTTTGCTCGATGACAACCCGGAACTGGTGCAAGGTCTGGCGGCGGGGGCGATCGCGTTTTCGGCGATGCAAACCGCCGTGGCCGGTGCGACCCAGGTGTTCGACGTGATGAGCATGGTGATGAAGGCCAATCCGATCATGCTGATTGCCACGGGCATTGCCTTGGCCGCCGGTTTGATCGTGGCTTACTGGAAACCGATCTCGACGTTTTTTATCGAGCTCTGGCAGAAAATCGCTCCGGTGGTCATGCCGATGGCCGAGTTTTTCAAGACAATGTTCAGTTACACGCCTTTGGGGATGCTGATCAGCAATTGGGGCCCGGTCACCGAGTTCTTCAGGGCATTCTGGCAAGGTCTCAAGGCCGTGGCGGTGCCTGTGATCGAGTTCTACAAGTCGATGTTCGCGTGGACTCCTCAAGGCATGATCCTCAATAACTGGGGAACAATCAGCCCGATATTTGCGGCAATTTTCGGGCGCATCAAGGAAAACGTGGCCTCGACCTTCGCCGCCCTCAAGGAGGGCTTTGGCTGGACGCCGCTGGGCTTGATAGTAAATAACTGGGGACCTGTCACCGGATTGTTCGCGGCCATTTGGGACTTGCTGGCAGCGCTGGTCGTGCCGCTCAAGGAGACGTTGCGCAGTGTCTTCAACGACTACGTTCCCATGGACAAGATCAACGAACTCTGGGGCCAGGTGCCTGCGTTTTTTGCCGAAAAAGCGGAGTCCATTCGTGCGGTGATGATGGCGCTGGGCGCGATTTTCGGTCTGCCGTTCATGGGGTCACCGCTGGAAATGTTTGACTTGAAGTGGTCGCCGCTGACCGATCGCATCCGAGAGTTTGCGGACAAGATCGAGTCGTACATGGCGCCGATCAGGGAAATGCTCGGCGGCAGTTTTGGTGGGTTCGTCACCAAAATCACTGGCAAGATCGAAGGCCTGTCCGAAGCTCAGAAAAAAACCAATGCCGAAGGTAAGGGTGAGCTGGCGCCGGCGTTCTTTGGCGGCAACAGCGAGCCAGCGTCGAATGCATTGTCGGGCTCTGACATCGCGCAGGATAAACCTGCTCTGCAGGGCGGCTCACTGTCGCAAACCTCCAACACCCTGATCCAGCAAAGCGCCGCCAACAACCGTACGCAACTCGAAGGCGGCCTGACCGTGCGCTTCGAAAATGCGCCGGCCGGGCTGCGTACCGATCAACCACAAACCAATCAACCGGGCCTGGCGCTGTCTTCGCGCATCGGCTATCGCTCGCTGTCGGCAGGAGGTTCCAATGAACTGGCGTGACCGTTTGTTGCCGGCATCGTTTCGCGGTGTCGGGTTCTGGATCGACCAGGCGAAAACCCCGGTCGGTCGCAAAGGTCAGTTGCACGAGTATCCGCAACGCGACCTGCCGTATTTCGAGGATCTCGGCCAGCAGGCCAAGACCCACGACATCACGGCGTTCATCATCGGCGCCGATTGCCTGGAGCAGCGCGACAAGCTGCTGAAGGCCTTGGAGGCCGGCAGTGGTGAACTGGTGCATCCGTGGCTGGGACGCCTGCAAGTCAAGGTTGGCGAATGCGACATGACCCACACCCGCCAGGACGGCGGGTTGGTGACGTTCAGTCTGAAGTACTATCCCGACCGGCCGTTGCCGTTTCCGACCGCCACGGTCAGTACGCAAAAAGTTCTGTTGGCCAAGGCTGACACTTTGTTGGGTTCTGCGGTGGCGCGCTTCGAGCAGGCGATGACGTTGATCAAGGCTGCGCGGATCGGCATTGCCAATCTGCGCAACAGCCTGACCGGCGTCTATGAGGTGATCAAAGAGCAGCTCAAACCGCTGATCGAGCAGTACAAGCAGATCACTGAACTGGTCAAAGCCGTGAAGGAATTGCCCAAGGAAGTGGCGGCGGAGTTCAAGGGCTTGCTCGGCGATATCAAGGAGCTGAAGGCGTTCGCGAAGGAGGGCTACCGTGGCGTGATTGCCGACGTGTCCCAACAACTCGAAGCCATCCGCAAGTTGGATGCGCCGAAGATCACCACCGGCAAGGACACCAATGCTGCAGCGCAAGCCATGGCTGATCTGGTGCAGGACACCATGCTGGTGAAAGTGGCGCAATGGGTCGCGTCGATGCCGGTGGCGACTCCGACGGTGAAGCTGTCGTCGACACCTTCGGTGGCGCATCAGGCGGATCAACCGGTGACTCGTCAGGAGGTGCCGGTGACCGACGAAATGAAAGCGCTGCAGAAGGCGGTCGGGGTGGCAATTGACCCGATGCTGGATAAGGCCGATCCCAAACATCACCAGGCAATCAACGATGTGAAGGAAGCGCTGATGGCGCATCTCAAGGCCGTGGCGTCATCCGGTGTGCGACAGGTCACCAAATCGTTCCAGGAAAGCCTGCCGGCGCTGGTTGTGGCCTACAAGCAATTTGCCGATGCCACACGGGTGACTCAAGTGACGCAGAGCAACGCGATGAACCATCCGGGCTTTTCACCCAACGACGTGAAAGTGTCCAGGGAGTGAGCCATGAGCGAGATGGATAACCATGTCACGCTGACCGTTAACAACATGGAATACGGCGGCTGGAAAAGCGTGGAAATCACCGCTGATCTGGAGCGCCAGTTCCGCACGTTCAAACTCGACATCACCTGGCAGTGGCCGGGGCAGACGGTGGATCAACGGATCAAACCGGGTGACCCTTGTGAAGTGAAAATCGGCCAGGATCTGGTGCTCACCGGCTACGTGTTCAAGGCACCGATCAGTTACGACGGACGCCAGATCAGCTTGAGTATCGAGGGCAGTTCCAAGACTCAGGATCTGGTCGATTGCGCAGCCACCAACCGCCCGAATCAATGGCAGGAGCAACCGCTGCTGAGCATCGTCCAGGCTCTGGCGGCGGAGTACTCGCTGTACGTGGTCAACGAAATTCCCGAGACCGCGCGGCTCGCCAAACACACCATCGTGCCGGGCGAAACAGTGTTCCAGTCGATCGACCGATTGCTCTCGCTGTTTCGGGTGTTTTCCACCGATGACGAGCAGGGCCGGCTGGTGCTGGCCAAGCCCGGCAGCGGTGGTCGGGCCAGTGACGCGCTGGAGTTGGGCAAGAACATTCTGTCGGCGAACGCGCCGATGGATCAGAGCCAGGTGTTTTCTGAATACCGAGTGATCGGTCAGCAGAAAGGCTCGGACAAGAAGAGCGGGGCGGCCGTCAGCGAGGTTCAATCCAGCGCGGCTGATCTGAGCTTCAAGCGCCGTCGCACCACGATCATCAACGAGGGCACCGCACTCACGTTCGAGCTGGCCCAGCAACGCGCCCAATGGGAAAGCGCTACCCGCATGGGCCGGGCCCAGACCACGACCTATCAGGTACAGGGCTGGCGCCAGACCAATGGCGACCTGTGGCGCCACAACACCCTGGTCAAGGTCACGGATCCGGTGCTCGGTTTCGACGGCGACATGTTGATTTCCAAAGTCACGTATTCACTGTCGGCGCAGGGCTCGGTGACCACGCTGCAAGTGGCGCCGCCGCATACCTTCGATCCTGATCCCACGCCTCCGAAAAAAACCTGAGCCTGACACCGAACCCCTGTGGGAGCGGGCTTGCTCGCGAAAGCGTCAGCAGCTCCAACATCCCATTGACTGACCCACCGCTTTCGCGAGCAAGCCCGCTCCCACATGTTGTCCGTGTCGGGTCTGCTCCCTGAGGACAATTCATGAGCCTACTGACACGCCTGCTGGCGCGCGGCACTGTCGTGCTCGCCAATTCGGCATCCAAGCTGCAATCGCTGCAAATGCGCCTCACCGCCGGCGAGGTGAACGACGACATGGAGCACTTCGAACCCTACGGTTTCACCAGCAACCCGCTGGCCGGCGCCGAAGGCATCGTCACGTTTCTCGGCGGCGACCGTTCTCATGCCATCGCCCTGGTGGTCGCCGACCGCCGTTATCGCCTGCAGGCGCTGGCCTCGGGCGAAGTGGCGATCTACACCGACGAGGGCGACAAAATTCACTTCAAGCGCGGGCGGATCATCGACATCGAAACCGCCACGTTGAACATCCGCGCCAGCAGCGCGGTGAACTTCGACACGCCAGTAATCAACCAGACCGGCAAGATCGTCTCCACCGGCGATCAGCTCGCCGGTGGCATCAGCCAGATCAAACACGTGCACGTTGGCGTGCAGGCCGGCAGCGGCCAGACCGGTGCGCCGGCAGGAGGCAAATGATGTTTATCAGCCAGAACCTCCACGCCGCATTGACCCGCGCCGTACTCATCAGCCTGTTCACCTGGCGCCGCGCCGCCGATGACGACGCCCTCGACGATGAAGAGCGCTTCGGCTGGTGGGGCGACAGTTTTCCCACCGTCGCCGACGACCGCATCGGTTCGCGGCTGTGGCTGTTGCGTCGAGTCAAGCTGACCCGACAGACCCAGATGGACGCCGAGTTCTATGCCCGCGAAGCCCTGCAATGGCTGATCGACGACGGCCACTGCAGCGCCATCGACATCATCAGCGAACGCCTCGACGCCCAGCGCCTGAACCTGCGCACGGTTCTGACCCTGGCCGATGGCGAACGTCTGGACATCAACCCCGATAACAGTTGGCAGGTGATCTATGCCGTTTGAAACCCCTTCGCTGCCGGTGCTGATCAAGCGCACCCAAAGCGACCTGGCCGGCGATTCGCTGCGCCAGTCCGATGCGCAAGTGCTGGCCCGCACCTTGGGTGGCGCGGCTTATGGTCTGTACGGTTATCTCGACTGGATTGCCGAGCAGATCCTGCCGGACAAGGCCGATGAGTCGACCCTGGAGCGCATCGCCGCACTGCGCCTGAACCAGCCACGCAAACCGGCGCAAGTGGCGACCGGCAGCGTCAGCTTCACCGCGACTGCAGGCGCTGTGCTCGACGTCGATACGCTGCTGCAAGCGAGCGATGGCCGTACCTACAAAGTCACCGCTTCACGCACCACCACCAATGGCAGCAACACCACCACTATCGCCGCGCTCGACGCTGGCAGCCTGGGCAATGCCGACGCCGGCCTGGCACTGACCCCGGTGCAACCGATCGCCGGCGTGGTCGGCAACAGCTTCGTGGTGCTCGCACCCGGCCTCAGCGGCGGCGTGGCGCGAGAAAGTCTGGAGTCGCTGCGCTCGCGGGTGATCCGTTCCTATCGTGTGATCCCCCACGGCGGTGCGGCCAGCGACTACGAGACCTGGGCGCTGGAAGTGCCGGGGGTGACACGGGCCTGGTGTCGTGGCGGCCTGCTCGGGCCGGGCACGGTGACGGTGTTCATCATGCGTGACGAAGACCCGCAACCGGTGCCCAACGATGAGCAACTGGCGGAGGTTCAGGAGTACATCGACCCGCTGCGTCCGGTGACAGCAGAAGTGCATGTGCAGCGGCCGATTCAGGTACCGGTGGTGTATCGCTTCAAGAGCGTCAATCCGGACACCACCGCCGTGCGCGCCGCCGTTGAAGCGCAGTTGCGCGACCTGCATAACCGCGAGGCCGATCTGGGTGTGCCGTTGCTGATCAGCCATATCCGCGAAGCCATCAGCAGCGCCGGCGGTGAGTACGATCACACGCTGACCGCACCGGCCGCTGACGTGCCTGCCGGGCAAAGCGAACTGCTGACCTTCGGAGGTTGCGTATGGGGGGCATAAGAACCGCCGCGCAATATCAGGCGCAACTGCGCGCGTTGCTGCCCAGCGGTCCGGCGTGGGATCCGGAGCGCGTTCCGGAACTCGAGGAGGTGCTGCAAGGCGTCGCCGTTGAACTGGCACGCCTCGACGCCCGCGCCGCCGATTTGCTCAACGAGATGGACCCGGCCGGCGTCAGCGAACTGGTGCCGGACTGGGAACGGGTGATGGAACTGCCCGACCCGTGCCTGGGCGCCACACCGCTGTTCGACGACCGCCGCCTCGCCGTACGACGGCGCTTGCTTGCGGTCGGTAGCCAGGCGGTCGGGTACTACCTCGACATTGCCAAAAGCCAGGGCTACCCCAACGCCAGCATCACCGAACACGAAGCCCCACGCATGGGCCGCTCGCGTTTCGGCGCAGCGCACTGGGGCACCTGGGAAGCGCAGTTCATGTGGACGCTCAACACCGGCGGCCGGTTGCTGCTCGGTCGGCGCTACGGCGCGAGCTACTGGGGCGAGCGCTTCGGCGTGAATCCAGGCTCGGCGCTCGAATGCCTGATCCACCGCAGTGCACCGGCGCATACCAAGGTGCACATCAATTATGACTAGGGAGGAATGACGGGATGGATTATCCGAAAAGCATGCCTGGGGTCGGCCTGGTCAACAGCCGTTTTGTCGATGAAAACCCGATCACCGGAACGCCCGGATCGTTGATTCCGGCGGAGTGGGGCAACGCCCTTACTGAAGAAATTCTGACGGTTATCAAGGCGGCCGGGATCGAACCCACCGAGGGGCTCAACACGCAATTGCTGGAAGCGTTGCGCGGCAAGAAACTGTATGAAACGCCACCGCAGTTCGATGTCAGTCAGAAGGTTGCGACGACAGAATTTGTTCAGCGCGCGCTGGGCAGTCTGGCGGGGCAGACCAACTATGTAGGGGATGTGACGCTGACGGCTGCTGATGTTGGCAAGCTTTCAGTCTTCACTGGCCCATGTACGGTGACTTTGCCTGATTGGTCCAGTGTTTCTCCTGGTGGACTGGTCAGGATTCTGAGCAGCACCGGTAGTTTGACGGTAAAGGCTCGTAGTGGCGAAAGTCTGAGTACCATCAATGGGGTATCCGCTAATTCCTTGTCATTTGCAGGGGGGTGTTTCGTAACCTTCAGACGACTGCTATTGGGTGGGGGGTGGGGACTGGACTCCGGCGATGGCGCGCTCAAATATTCGCCGATGTTCACCGCTTCACTGGGTACAAGCGGGGGCTACCAACGTCTTCCAAGCGGCCTGATTTTGCAATGGGGCCTTGCCACCGGTGGTGCATTGAGTGAAACCATCACCTACCCGATTGCCTTTCCGAACTCGGTGCTTTTTCTGTCCGGCAGCGATATCTCACCGGGATTCGCGGATATACGTTTTTCTTTTTACAGACTCTCGCTCAGCCAGTTCCAGCGCTTCTCCAATATCGATCCTGGTGGCTGGAACTGGTTCGCCATGGGCTTTTGAAATCGGAGGTGAACACCATGAAATACATTGATTTCGATGCCCAGGGCGAACTTCTTGGGCGATACGACTCGGCTATCCACCTGCAGATTCCTGTCAGCGCGGTGGAAATCTCCGAAGAACTGTTCCTGCGCACGATTGAAGAGCGTGACGGCATCTGGCGATACACCGGAGGCAAGGTCACCAAACACTCTTTGCCTAACGCTTCGCAAGTGGTTGATGGCGAGCAAAGAGCTGCTGCCCTGGCGCGTCGTGATGAGCTGTTGGCCGAAGCCGATCAGCAAACCGTCGGCATGGCGGACGCCTACATCGCGGGCCTGCTCGACACAGACGACATGCAGCGATTCAAGGCATTCGCCACCTACAAGCTGGCGCTGAACAAGATCGATAAACAGCCGGGCTATCCGCAAAACGTGGCCTGGCCCCCGCTGCCCGCCTGAGTCCTGTTCCGGTCGAAAGCCTGAAAACCAGTTTCAATATCCATCACTCTGAATAACGGGAGGTCCGTCCGTGGACTATCCAAATAGTGTGCCCAGCGCCGGTCTGGTGAATGGGAAGTTTGTCGATGAGAACCCGCTGACCGGGACGCCGGGGTCGTTGATCCCGGCGGACTGGGGTAACGGGGTGACGCAGGAAATTCTCAACGTGATCAAGGCCGGGGATCTGACTCCGGACGAGAAGAAATACGATCAGTTGTTGCAGGCGATTCAGAGCGTTTCGGCCAAGGGCTGGAATCTGGATTCGGCGTTGCCGATCGGGTCTTTGCCAACCGCTACCGTTGCTACGGCAGACGGGCGACTGCCGATCACGCCAGCGGCTGTTGCCGCCAGTGGCGGGAGGGTGTCGATTCCGGCTGGCGTGCTGATCAGCCTCGGCCAAGAAGTGATAGCGGGGCAGTTGGGACGCTCGCGTACGTTCACTACACAGTTGTGGAGCAGTCCCGATTTGCTGCCAAGTACCGGCTACTTCCTCCGGGCGCAGGTGATTGCGGGCGCGCTGACCTTTTACATGCAGCGCGGCACGGTTTATGACGCCGCACCGGAGGGGTTGAAGGGGACGATCAATGGTGCGGCGGGCGGTGGTTTCCAGTCTACGCCACTGGATCTCTGTCTGGCCTGGGTCGTCACGGCAGGGCCGGGTTCGATGCCCACTGTCAGAGCGATCTACAACCGTAATCGATTGTCGTGGACGCAAACGGTTAATGGCAACGGCGTGGTTTATCTGCCACTTGATCCGCATGCCCGAGCGGCACGGTTGGTGGTGGGTAACCCGACCCCACATCCGACCGGTATTACCACGGTGGCCTTTGCCCCGGGAGGATGGCTGGGGGGCAACTATTCTTACCTAAATCCGACAGTTACTACTTCCAGCAACTGGGATGGCTGGAGCACCGTCGGTGCTTCGGTGGGAATCTTCACGAGTAACGTTGTCAACGACACGACGGTTTCCACACTATCGGCCAGTTTCGACCATGCAGAGTTGCGTTCGCTTTGGCAGGTCTTTCAATGCGAACACACCCTCGGCTCGGGGAATGCCTCAAGTGATGAGTTGTTATTTGGTATGGGAATCAAGAGTTTTTCTCAAGCCGATTACGCCAACGGTATTGCGATCAACTTTGCCTCAGCCATCAATGTGCATTTGTCCTGGGAGTTGATCCGATGATCATCATTCAAGAACTGCATCAGTTCGAGGAAGGCTTGCGTCCGGCCCAGCCGTCCGGTGCCCATGATTGGGATGGAGAAAAATGGCAGCTTAATGCGTCCAGAGTCGCCGAGTTGGAGATTCAGGAAGCCGAGCAGTTATGTTCCAAGGTCGACGCGGCGGCCGACAGTGCTCGCACCGTTTTGGCCGGCGACCCGCTCAAAGCCATGGAGTACGCCCAGGCTGCTGCAGACGCCCAGGCCTATCAGGACGCTGGTTACCCGAAAAAAGAGGTGCCACTGTCGGTTGCTGCGTGGGTGGTTAAAGGTCGTACTGCCAAACAGGCCGCCGAGCAGATTCTCAGCAAGGCCGACCAACTCACTGACCATCTGCTGACCCTGCGCACCTTGCGCCTGAAGGCCAAAAACCAGATCCGCGCGCATGCGGCCAAAGGCAATCTCGATCTGGCGCGCCGTGCTGGCGATGACGCGTTGGCGGCGATTCGCGAACTGGTAAGCAGCCAAAACCTCTAGTCGCGAAATCTTCGCGCTGTATTACCCAAGCCCACTTCCCGTGGGCTTTTTATTTTCAGAAACAGACCGCCACTGGCTCGCATCAGCGATCGCCGCGACGCGGTTCATTTGTTATTTCAGAGGAACGAAAGACCTATGGATTATCCAAAAAGCGTCCCCAGCGTCGGCCTGGTCGATGGCCGCTTTGTCGATGAAAACCCGGTGGCAGGAACCCCGGGTTCGTTGATTCCGGCGGTGTGGGGCAACAGCGTGACTCAGGAGATCCTGAGTGTGATTAACGGCGGCGGGTTGGTGGCTTCTGAAGCCGATACCGGTCAGTTGTACAAGGCGATTCAGTCGATCATCGGCAGAGCGAGTCCGATGCGTTCGGTGGTCACTCGTCTGGCGACATCCAGATCGCTGACTGAAGCTGAGTTGGGACTCGTTTTGATCGACGGCAGCTCCGCGCCGATGACGGTGACATTGCCATCGGCCGACTCGGCCTTGGGTATTCGCGACGTCATTGTCCGGCGGATGGACAACAGCGGCAATCGACTCGTTGTGCAGACCTCCGACGCTGACAAGGTTCGTTTTCACACACACCTCTCGCCTGGCGGTTACCCCTTTCTGGTGCTGATGGGCAACGGGGACTGGTGGCATCTGCGCAGTGACGGGGCGGGGAGTTGGTGGCCGATCGGTCGCTTTGATAACAGCGCTTTGGGGCGGCCGTTTTTTGAAACCACTCTGTCGCTCAATCCAGGTGGCTATGGCTTTCCCAACGGTGATCTGTTCAAGCGCGCCGAATGGCCTTGGTTGTGGGATTTTGCTCAGGCGTCCGGCGCATTGACGACCGAAGCGGCCAGAACTGGCCGGGAAGGCGGATGGACCAGTGGCGATGGTGCCTCGAATTTCCGGATTCCCGAGATTCGCGGCGAGTTTCTGCGAGTGCTCAGTGAAACCAGAAACGTTGATCCCGGTCGCGTGTCCGGCAGCCTGCAAATGCATGCGTTGCAGAGTCACAACCATTATCTGCCGACGGGAACAGGGGCTTCTTTCAAACCGGCCCCGGCGATTCCAGACGGTGTCTGGGATGTCGGCACCAATGTCAACTTTTCACCGACGACAACGACCGTGGCAACAACGTACCCCAACCCTGCATTCGACTCGGACACTTACATCGGCAACATCGGCAATTTTTCGGCTGAAACCCGTCCGCGAAATATTGCCTATCCCGCGCGTATCAAACTGATCTGAGGTGCACATGTTCAATTATCTGATAGACGATAGCGGTGCATTAACCGGCCCTGTCGAGTTTCCACTAGTGCCGGGGATCGGTCTGCAACTGCCGAGTAACGCCGTGACGCTGAGCATCGAACTTTCCCCGGCCCCAAGCGGTTATGCCTGGGCTTATGTCAATGGTTCTCTGCAACAGCAAGCGGACTATCGCGGCGATGTTTACCGCACTGACACCGGCATGAGGCAAACCTGGACGGCATTGGGCGAGTTGCCGGAAGGCTTCACCACGTTGCCATGGCCGGGCGGCTTCCATGCCTGGGTGGCCAATGCGTGGCAAGTCGATGACGTCGCGCAGTTGGCGGATTGCAAACGCGTCGTTCTTGCTCAAAGAGATGTGTTGCTGCGCGATGCCGTCCTGCGCATCGCCCCGCTGCAATACGCTGAAGACATCGGCGACGCCAACCACGACGAACAACTGCTGCTGATCGAATGGAAGCTCTACAGCGTCGAGTTGAACCGCATCGAAAAGCAGGCTGGTTTCCCTGACGAAATTACCTGGCCGGTCGCTCCCGGCGCAGTCGTAGCCAACTGATTTCAGCACAGGAAGCAGTGCAATGGATTATCCAAAAAGTATTCCCGGCGTTGGCCTGGTCAACGGCGGCTTTGTCGATGAAAACCCGATCGCCGGTTCTCCGGGATCGTTGATTCCGGCCGCGTGGGGCAACAGCGTCACGCAGGAAATTCTCAACGCGATCAAGGCTGCCGGGCTGACGCCTGATGAAGCCAGAACCGACCAAGTGGCAACGGCCATCGGTGCACTGGTCGACTTCACCAAACTGAAAAACACCCCGACCACGCTGGCCGGTTACGGCATCACCGATGCGGTGGGGCGGTTGCTGGCGATCCGGCAGATCGAAATCGGCGTGCCCGTCGGCGAACTGAGCCAGGAAATTGCGCCGTTGCCTGTAACTAGCAGTCCGGTCATTACCCCTGAAACAGTCCCCGATGAGCAAGAGCCTCTGCGGCAGCGCGGCTTTGGCGCCAGTCCAGTCTGTCGGCCACCGAATGGTGGGTGACGCGACATCGTGACGAGCAGGAGCTGGGGCGCGGGACGACGCTCAAGGCGGCGCAGTATCTGGAATTGCTGGAGTACCGCCAGGCGCTGCGCGACTGGCCGGGTTCAAGTCTTTTTCCTTCGACAGTTTCCCGGCCTTTGGTCCCCACATGGTTAGTCGCACTAATTGGCTGAGACCGGCGCCCATGTATTTTCAGATTAAGGAGATAAACCTTGGACTATCCCAAGAGTGTGCCCAGTGTCGGGCTAGTGAATGGACAATTTGCTGATGAGGACCCGGTTGCCGGTAAACCGGGTTCGCTGATTCCGGCGACGTGGGGCAATGGCGTCACCCAGGAAATTCTTAATGTCGTGCAAGCGGCCGGCATGACGCCAAATGAGGCATCCAATAATCAATTGCTCGGTGCGCTGCGCAGCCAGACGTTGTTCAACACCGCACCGCAGTTTGATAGTGGACGCTCGGCGGCAACTGCGGAATTTGTGCAACGAGCGTTGGGCAGTTATGCGAGTGCCCGCGGGATATCCGCAGCGACTCAGTTGACGCTGGCCGATGTCGGTTCCTCGATTGGTCTGGGCGGTACAGTGGCTTATACCGTGACGCTTCCGGATGCAGCCTCGGCGCCGAATGGCGCGACGATCAGTCTGCATTGCCGCAATGCAGGCTCGGTCACGGTAGCCAGCAAAACCGGCACCCAGATCAGCCCTCAAGGGGCTTATGTGGGAGCGATCGTGATGAACGCCGGCGAGAGTGCGAACTTTGTCAGGGAGTCTGGTATTTGGGTGGTTTATGGCACGGCTGCGTTGAAGTACTGCGCCTCCTACGGCGCTCAGTTCACCACGCCGGGTTATCAGAAATTCCCCAGCGGTTTGATCCTGCAATGGGTCGTCGGTGGCTCTGACGCCAACGGCAACATGACGCTTTCACTGCCGATCAGGTTTCCATCGGCCATTTTGGGTGGCGTCGCCAATGAGGCGAATCCGGCAGGCTGGAGTGCCGGAAATGCGACCGTCTGGGCGTTCGATCTGGGCGTATCGACCACCACTCAGGTGGTGGCGCGGGTTCGCAACATCGATTCCACAGGGATCAAGCCATCGACGGGAATTTCGGGTCGCATTCTGGTTTGGGGAGTTTGACCATGGCTATTTACTTTTACGCACAAACCCTTGGATTTGATCGGGTTGAAAACCCGGGACCGGAACTGCCCGACGGCGCAGTGGAAATCACTCAGGCCCAATACGTTGAGCTATTCGCCGGGCAGGCGGCAGGCAAGGTCATCAGCGCCACTGCCACAGGTCAGCCAGTCCTGAGTGAACCGCTTGTATCGCCGGCGGCGCTGACCGCGCAGGAACGCGCCTGGCGCAATAACGTTCTGCAGAGCACTCAGTGGTTGGTACTTCGCGATGCCGAAGAACTGGAAATGGGCGAGGGCACCACCCTGCGCAGCGAAGAATTCAAACAACTCCTGACTTACCGTCAGGCACTGCGCGACTGGCCTGACAATCCGGATTTCCCGGACACACGTTCGCGGCCGGTTGAACCTGATTGGCTGGAAGGCTTGCTGCCGGCCATTGGTTGAGCGGTTTGTCGAGCAATCGAGGATAAATAAACATGGATTACCCAAAAAGTGTCCCGGGCTCAGGCCTGATCGACGGAAAGTTCGTCGATGAAGATGCCATCGCCGGCACGCCGGGATCGCTGATCCCGGCGAGCTGGGGCAACAGCGTTACCCAGGAGATTCTCGGCGCGATTACTGCGGCTGGTTTGAAACCTGATGAAGCACAAACCGATCAGTTGGCGCAGGCGATTCGGCAATTATCGAAGCCCGATCCGCTGCAGCAGTTTCCTGTACAGGTGTATCGCAGGAATGTGCTGATCAATGGCGGCTTCGATATCTGGCAGCGCGGAACGACCAACCAAGGCCCCAATATTGGTGGATATGTCGCCGATCGTTTTCGTTGCGACTGGAATGGCAATGCGGGCGTCGCTATCTCTCAGCAGAGTTTCGCGCCTGGGCAGAGTGAAGTCGCCGACGAACCGCGATTTTTCCTGCGCTGGCAGCAGACCCTGGCGGGAACCGCCGCCACTGTTCACAAGGTTTCTCAGACTGTTGAATCGGTCCGAACCCTGGCAGGGAAAACTGCCACCGTCACCTTCTGGGCGCGTTCCGATGCGGCCCGACCGTTAAGAGTGTCGGTGATCCAGAACTTCGGTTCTGCAGGTTCCGAATCCGTTGAGAAAACCGTCGACGTTTTTCAGCTGGGCACGTCGTGGAAGAAGTACAGCGCAACGTTTCGTCTGTCGGGCATTGCCGGGAAGATGATCGGCGCCAACAACTTCCTGAGGCTTGCGTTCGACCTGCCACTGAACGTGCTGCAGACCGTGGATCTGGCGCAGATCCAGCTGGAAGAAGGACCGGTATCCACACCTTTCGAATATCGGCCGGTGGCTGAAGAGCTGATGCTTTGTCAGCGCTATTTCGAGAAGTCCTTTGCCACTTGGTTGCCGGTACGGGCAAACAATGGCCCTGCCACTTGCATTTCAACATTCACGCAAGCGGCACCTGCCAATAGCGGTCAAATGGCGATGACGGTGGGCATGTTGGTGCAAAAGAGGGTACTACCCACCGTAGTCATGTATTGCCCGGGTAATACCGGTAGTCAGGTGTGGAATCAAATCGAGGGGGCATGCACCGGCAGCATTGTGCAGGGATTGACTGAGCGTGCCATTTCGTTTGCCACCGTTACACCGGTTGGCAGTTTGCCAGGTCAGACCTTGCAGATCGAATGGACTGCTGACGCCGAAATTTAGGAGAAACCATGAGTTATCAATTGACCACCAACGGCGTTCTTCGTCTGAGCGATTCGGCATTCGTCCCGCAGGATTCTGCCAATCGCGATTGGCTTGAGTATCAGGAGTGGTTGTCATCGGGCGGTCAGGTTATGGCCCTGAATGAAGCTCTCGAAGAATCTGTACCGAACAACACCCTGACAACTCTGGCAAAAAAATGGCTGGGGGCCGTTGTCCGCCAACCATGATTCAATCGGAGCATCCAGGGAGGATTACGCATTATGCAAATAACCGAAGAAAACCTTAAAACCATCATGCCCAACGCCCGCAGCCAAGCGGGCGTTTTTGTTTCTGCGCTTAATAACGCAATGACTCGGCGCCATATCGACTCGCCAAAACGCATCGCCGCGTTCCTGGCGCAAGTCGGTCATGAGTCGGGGCAGTTGCAGTACGTGCGCGAACTGGGCAACAACCAGTATCTGAGCAAATACGACACTGGCACGCTGGCGTTACGTCTGGGCAACACGCCGGAGGCCGACGGCGACGGACAGAAGTACCGTGGTCGGGGGCTGATCCAGATCACCGGGCGTAACAACTATCGTGAGTGCAGTCTCGGCCTGTTCGGCGATGAGCGTCTGCTGTCTCTGCCGGAATTGCTGGAGCAACCGCAATGGGCGGCCGAATCCGCAGCATGGTTCTGGGAACAGAACGGCTTGAACGATCTGGCCGACCGCGATCAGTTCAACAGCATCACCCGCCGAATCAACGGCGGGTTGAACGGTTTGCAGGATCGCCTCGATATCTGGGCGCGGGCGAGGGCGGTGCTATGTCCATCTCCTGGCGCCTGATCGGCGTTTTGTTGCTGGCTGCGTTGGCCGCCGCGCTGGCCTGGCAGTTTCAGGACTGGCGCTACGGGCGACAACTGGCCGAGCAGGCCCGGCTGCACGCCGACACCCTCAATCAACTGACCTCGGCCGCCGCCACCGCGCAGCAGGCCGAGCAGGACAAGCGTCTGGCGCTGGAGCAACGGCTCGCAGCCAGTGAACAAACCCACTACCGAGCCATGAGCGATGCCCAACGTGATCAGGATCGCCTGCGCGATCGTCTTGCCACTGCTGATCTGCGCCTGTCAGTCCTCATCGACGCCGGCGATGCTGCCCCAGGCTGCGGGGTGCCAGCCGCCACCGGCCCCGGCGGCGTGGATCATGCAGCCGTACGCGCCCGACTTGACCCGGCGCATGCTCAACGAATTATCGCCATCACCGACACCGGCGACCGTGGACTGATTGCCTTGCAGGCCTGTCAGGCCTATGTCAGAGCGCTGGCGCCCGAACATTTTGAATGAGTCTGTGTATTGAAAGCGCAACCGGGTCGTGTACGGTGGTAGTCATTCCACCCGATCCGGAGCGCACCGTGAAAGAGATCACTCAACTGGCTGCCGAGCTTGGCCGACGTTTGCAGTTGCTCAACGCCCACGTCACCACGGCCGAGTCGTGTACCGGTGGCGGGATTGCTGAAGCGATCACGCGGATTCCCGGGAGCTCGGCATGGTTCGAGGCCGGTTATGTGACGTACTCCAACCGGCAGAAAACCCGACAACTGAATGTGCCTGCGGAATTGTTCGACACCGTGGGGGCGGTCAGTCGCGAGGTGGTCGAATCGATGGTGCGGGGCGCGCAGAAGCACAGCCTGGCGCGGTTTGCCGTGGCGGTCAGCGGCGTCGCGGGTCCCGACGGCGGCACACCGAACAAACCGGTGGGCACGGTGTGGCTGGCCTGGGGCGTGGGCGATGCGGTTTCCAGCGAGGTTCAGCACTTCTCGGGCAACCGCGACGAGGTGCGCCGACAAACGGTGAAGGCCGCGCTAGAGGGGCTGCTGCGACTAGCGGCACGAGAAATCGAAAATCAGGGGTAGGCGATCCGCGAACGCTGTGGAATAATACTGGCTACTTATACAGGTGTTGGCCGTCAGGCCT